CGACCGCAACGATCTGGGGTATGGCATTGCCACCACTGACTCAAGCGACTACTTCATCTGTAGGTGGGTTGGATGCGGGTATTTATCAAGTAACGATGACCGCTGTTCATAGTAGCGGGCTAGAGTCTGGCGCTTCTGATCCGGTAGCGGTCACGGTCGCGCAGAATGGCGGGATTAACATCACGGTTCCGACTGGGTCTAGCTTTCGGGTCTACCGATCAGCGGCCAACGGCGGGCGCGATGAGTTGCGACTAGCGGCAACTCTCGGTAGTGGCGAAAGCGCGACACTGGGAAAGGCGGATTTAGGTAAGCGACTGGAATCCTTGTTTGCCGCTAAACCGCCACCAGGGCAGGCGCTTTGTAGCTTTAAAGGCCGGCTGTGGGTTGCTGCCGGATCGGTCCTGCAATACACCTCGCACCTCTCCCCGCACTGGATTCTCCCACATTCCTATTTCTCATTCCCTGAACCCATCGCCGGGCTGGATGCCGCCGAAGACGGGCTTTATGTCGCCACTTCTGGCGGTGTATGGTTCCTGGGCGGCACTGATCCGGCGCAAATGACGCAACGGCTGGTGTCCACGGTTGGCGCTGTCCCCGGCAGTCCAGCGCACGACTTGCCGCTCGATGTCTTTACAGGGGAGGGTCAACTTGCTGCCAAACAAGCGGTCTGGCTGGATAACGATGGCTATCTGTGCCTGGGCAAGCCGGGCGGGATGCTTGTCCACCCACACAAACAACGCTATTCGATGGGCCAGCACAGCCGCGCCGGGCTGGCGTTCCGCCAATATCAAGGCCAGCGGCAAGTGTTAGTGATGGCGAGTAGCGATGAGGAAACCAATCCGTTGATTGCCGTCGATGGCGCAGTCAGCGAGGTAGCAGCAAATGGGTTTGCGCTCAATAGCTGACGCTTACAAACAACGACTAGCCTATTGCCGGACTCGTTGTTTGTATTATCAACGTACCGAAGATCGTTGCGGCGCGTGTGGTTGTATTGTCCAAGCACGGGCGGCGATTGGCTGTCCAAAAGATTTCTTCAAGCAAATTAAGGTAGAAAGCAATGAAACTCAGTCAGCTTAAACCCGCATGGGCTAATGACATCCTTCGTCTGATTCGCAACCGGCGCTGGGAGCATAACGACGATGGTGATGTACTGGTCGGTAAGATGCGTTTTGCGGGCCTGCATACACACTTCGCGCCCGATGGGTTGGGCTGGCAAGAAGATAAGAATCTGCTGACTACGGAAGGATTGACCCATGTCCTTAGTGTGACCGTTGCGGGCGGTAGTCAGAATACAACGTGGTATGTCGCGCCTTACAGCGGCAATATCTCCCCAACTGCGAGTTGGACTGCGGCGAACTTCACGGCAACGGCGACTGAGATTACCGGTTATTCAGAATCAACTCGTGTTGCCTTCAATGAATCCGCCCCGGCTGCTGGTGTTACCAACAACTATAGCAACCCGGCAGTGATTACTGCGACTGGCGCACTGAGCATCTGGGGCGCGGGCATTCTGTCAGTCAGCACCAAGAGCGCCACCAGTGGCGTGTTATTGAGCGCCGCCAAATATGCTGCTGTGCGGAGTCTGGCTGAATCCGGCGATACGTTCGGCATCAAGTACCAGATTACCGCGACGGACGTTTAACAATGGCAGGCGATATTTTTTATAACAAGGTGAGCCTGTTGCTGCCGATGACCGGCAGTGACGGGTCTACGACGTTTACTGACCAATCGCCGTCGCCTAAAACAGCAACCGTGCTGGGTAATGCAAAGATTAGCACTACGCTGGAAGCGGGCGGGAATGGCGATTTTGATGGGGTTGGGGATTATTTAACGATTCCCAACACGGTTGATTTTCGTTTTAATACGGGTGACTACACTGTAGAGGCGCTGGTTTATAACACTAACCGCCCCGGTGGGGACGTTGATAACGACATGACTATTTTTGGCACCTTGTCAGGTACGGGGATATTGTTCTTTTCTTTAAACTACGCCACGGCAGTTCCGCAAGTTTGGAATGGCACTACGGGCATAAATAGCACGATTGCTGTACCGCTGAATACGTGGACCCATGTTGCTTATTCTCGCTCTTCTGGAACTGTCAAAATTTTTGTAGACGGAGTTCAAGGCGCTTCTGGTACCCATAATCTTGATAATTCCAACGCAACAGAGACTATCAAAATTGGCGGAAATGGTGGTGGCTATAATAACCGTTTTTTTTATGGTTATATGAGCAGTTTGCGTATTACCAAAGGCGTTGCCCGCTATACAACCGATTTCACTCCACCAGACGTACCACTCCCTACCTACTTTGAACATCGCGCTAATCACCTTAATGCCGTAAACCGGCCCATCATTCAGACGTTCAACCCTACTATCTTCAACGGATAACTCTCATGGCTGGAATAAAACTTGTTGCTAACCCTGGTGAGATCACCAGCGGAACCAGCGCGAAAACAATTTTGCAGGTTGCTGCGCCCACTAATCAGCGGTTGCTGATCAAGAAGTGGGGCGTGTTCTGCAAAGGCATTGCTTCTACCGATGCGCCGGTTAAAGTGCGGTTGTTGCGCCAGACTACGGCTGGCACCATGACCTCTCATACTCCGATTGGCTTGGAGGTGTACACCGAAACCATCCAATCGACGGCGCAACATACCGCTTCTGCGGAACCAACTGCGGGCGCGGTATTAGCTCAACGTGAGGTGCATCCGCAGTCCGGCTATTATGAGATTTTCCCTTTCGGTGAAGAAATTATCGTACCGGGCGCGGGAAGGTTGGGGATTGAAGTCACCGCCACCGTGAGTATTAGCGTTATTCCTGAGATCGTTTTCGAGGAATAATCTCATGTGGATGATGCGCCCCGCTGGTCGATCCGCGCCATTTATGGCGCATGGCAGTTTTGACGATGAAGGGTATTTGTCGTTATTGCTGGACTCGTGGGGCGATTGGCTGGACGGCGTTCTTGCTGGTGATGTAACTGCCACACTCCCTGCTGATGGGTTAGGGTTTGACGATGCGATCAGCGGGGATGATTTAACGCCGCTGGCTGACTCCGCTATTTTCACTGACACGCTATCTGGTGTGTTGGCGATTACTGGCAGTTTCTCGGATACCCTGAATTTCAGCGACGCAATCAGCTACGGATGGGTTGCTGACCAATCCGACGAACTGGGGTTTAACGATGTCATCGGTGGTACGGTGACAATCGCCGCGCCACTCACCAGCACGATGACGTTCAGTGAAGTGCTGTCTGGCGAACTCACCGCGATCCTGACCAGCGGCATCGGGCTGGATGATGTGTTGGGCGGGCGGTTATCACTGGTAGGCGTTCTCACCAGCGGCATCGGTTTGAACGATTCGCTGTTATTGATTCAGCAAACCGGAGGCGGTGCCGGCGTCTGGGTCATCAACGCCGACACGGGCGCGGTTAGCCGCTACACCATGACGCCCGTGGTGAATTCCGGGGCGGAATGCAACGGAACGCTGTATCTGGCGACGGATACCGGGCTGTATGCCCTGGATAGCGCGACCGACGACGGCACGGCGATTGAGTGGGCGGCGCGAAGCGGGATGACACATTTCGGAACCGACCTTCTCAAGCGGATTCGGGATGTGAATGTGTTGGGCAAGACGGCGGATGTGGTGCAACTGGAAGTGGTGAGCGACCGCTACGGGGTCAAGCAGGAAGCCCACTATCAATACCCGGCACTGACCCGCACCAATCCCCGTGATGGGGTGGTGAAGGTGGGCCAAGGTTATCAGTCCGTGTACTGGACGATTGGACTGCGCGGCACAGGCGCAGCGGAAATTGATGAACTGCGGGTCAATCCGGTCCCGCTGTCACGGCGGCGGTAGGAGAATTATATGGCTGGCACTTGCTCACATCAACGCGGCAACGTCACTTACTCCATCGTCTCCAGCCAGATCGATGTCCTGCGCTCGTATGGCAGTAACGCCTATAATCAGGCGATGAACGCAATTAAGGAGATGCAAACTGTTTTCGGCGATCAGTTTGGGCCGTCTGATTCCGGGGTTGGTAGTGGCGGTTCCGGTAACGACACGGGCATTGTTGATCCGGATCACACCATTGAGTACATCAAGCCGGTTCACGCGCCAATCCTGGATACGGCGCTGACTTTGCCGGAACTGCCGCCCGAAAACCTGTTGGAAGGGTTGGAGGATTTAGACCCGCTGCTCAACGATCTAATCGATCAGTTGCAGCAACTATTAGCGGACATTCCCGAAGCGCCCGACGTGGCGATTGAAGATCGCTTCTTGCTGTTACTGAATCAGTATTACACCAGCACAACCGAGCAAGTGCGGGACATTTTAGCGGGAAACGCCACCATCGCTGCTATGATGGCCGGGTTTGAAACCACCCTTGAGGACTGGTTGAACAACCCAGAGAGTATCGGAATGCCGGAAGATGCCCGCAATGCTCTGATTGAACGGGCGTTTGCTACCGAGGATCAACAGGCTGGACGGGCGCAGGATGAAGCGATGAATGCGTGGCTGGCTCGCGGCTTTACCCTGCCGGGTGGTCCGCTGGAAGCCGGGTTATGGCTGGTACAGCAGCAAGCGCGGGACAAAAAAGGCGCATTAAATCGGGATATTCTGGTGGAGACGGTGAAATGGGAACGGGAAACCCGGCAATTGGCTATGGAGATGACAGCTAAATACCGCCAGGAATTACAGGACTACTATCTCAAGCGGCAAGAACTGGCTAAATCCATCGCGGGCGCTTGGCAAGAGTTTGAGATCAAGATTAAGACCGCGCTGATTGAAGTCTACAAGGCCCGCATTGAAGCCTGGGCGGCAGCGGCTAAGGCCATTGGTGAAATGGGTAATGCAACGGGTATGGTCATCAAGGCCCAGCTGGATCGGCTCAACGCCTATCTGGAGCTGTACAAAATTAAGCTACAAACACAAGTTCAGCTTGTCGATACCGACCTAAAGATTTTCGGTTCTCAGGTTGATTTGTACAAAACGGAAGGCCAGATGGAGAACTGGCGGGTTGCGCCACTCATGCAATTAGAGCAACTTGATTTGGATACCAGCAAGCTCAAAGTCGATCTACGAATGAAAGACCGCGAACTGGATCAGCAGAAGCTATTAAGGACCGCCGAAATCACGATGAACGCCTTGCACGGCATTGCTACGGTCGGCGCTCAATTATCCGGCGCGGCGATGGGAGCAATCAATGTCGGCGCATCAATGAGTAGTGGATACTCCGAGGGTAATTCCAGTAGTTGCTCAACGACTTATAGCTATCAATACTAATGCACGACTGGCTCAAGACGGCGCTCGTCAGTACGAACGCCCGACAAAATGCTAAGGGCAGATTAGGGGATCAATCCGCCGCCAAGACATTATCTGGCGATGAAGCAGCAGCACGGCTCTATCTGCCGATTGCCCAACAATTATTAGGTGCGCTGGCTAATTTTATGCAGTTAGGCGGGGTAACTTACGGCACTCGCACCATCACGTTACCCGATGGCGCGAGGATTCAGGTCATCCGTAATTACGCTCTGAACACGATCAGGATTTTTGCCAATCCGTTGTTATCAGGCGCTTCTGGACAAGAACTTGTGTTAGGTGGGTTCATTGGTGATCCCAATGATCTGTTTTTGGCGTGGGAAGCTGTGTTTATTCGCACCGTATTTAGCTGGAGCGCAACCCAGCCAAATCCTAAGAACTACGCCAATTCTACGTTGAAAGCTGGACCTGTTAGTTGGTGGGGTCGATTAGTCTATAACAGTAATCTGGATTATCATCCGGTCGCATTGAGTTGGGATCATGGGATGCCGTGTCGTTATCGGCTTTCTACCAGCGAAGACCTGGAATGTGGCGGGCGGTTTTTACGTTTAGATGAAGCAGGGGAACCGGTTTTCGCTAACTCCGGTCTTCCTGATTTATATTATCAAGGTGTTGCGATTCCCACTGATCACAATGTTGTAGGAGCAGCAATCATTGATGATCGCTTTATTTATGTGTCGTACATCGATCTGACTTGGGTAGATGATCCTAATGATAACGAACTCACCAATTTAATTAACCGGGCGAATAACAACGCAAAACACGCCACGTTTTTTATTAGCTCTCCATTTCGCCACGGAGCTATTGGTCCTCTTACATGGACTAAGATAGGGGTTATCGTTGCAGAAACTAGCACCTTCAAAGCGCCTTGGTTTTTCAACCCACTCGGCAACAAAGCCAGTACGGTATTAGAGGGTTATGTAGGGCAGTTTTATGTCCATGAGGCAACGATAGCTGCGTTTGATGGAGGTAATTTTTACAGTGTCACCGACAACTCTACCGAACGACAGTTTGATGCACCGATGGCATTATTGGCTGATTTGCCGGAAACCACCAGCACAGCGTTACCCAGCGAATCAACTTACGAAGAATGGTATGTGGAATGGTGGGGTGGATCAGATGCTAGTGCGCGATGGTTACTTTTAGACGATGTGATGGGTGAAGTGCTGACTGTATCTAAAAATATTTTAGCGAGGGAGCAAGCAAGGTGTACAACAACTCCACCCACATCAATCGATTATGACTACATCACAGAAAAAATTGGCGGGTTTGTTTCTGCTGTCAATTCGTTTACAGATACACTTATTATCACTTCTCCTTATTACACTGAACCGTGGGCAGCAGCGGGCCATGTAAAATATTTTGAAGCGGGATCTCCAGCACCGACCGCAGAAGATATAGTGAGTTTGTATATGCCTATCTTCGGCCGCTTTATCACTCCGGTCTGTGCGCCGATAGAAGGCGCTATTATCGAGTTTGGGTTAATACCGATGCGTTCTACCCGGTCCTTCTCTCCAACCACCAACCAGGAAAAAGTCTATCAAAGTACCTTTACTGCTAAACGTCTTGTGGCTATTGATTATTCATTCGATAATGAAAAAATGGAGGTTATGCAGGAATTAAAAAACCCACAGCCTGATTTTACATTTAACACAAATACTCGTTCATATAATTTTGGTAATAGAGCGTTAAAGTTATTGTGGAGTGGGCCTACACAGGAATTCGGCACAGCAATAACATTTATAAATTCATGGACTATCGCAACTGAATGGGTTCTGTCAGTGAATGATGAACCCTTAGTGACTGCATTCGGCGGAATTGACAACGAAAATAACACTTACGAGCGAACAATACTAAAACTGATGGATGTCAGCAGTGGTCCGGCAACTTATAATTATGAATTTTCAGAAAGTGATATTCCTACAATCCGCACAGAGCGCGTTTGGCTGCTTGATGTTGATGCTAGAACGCGATCCGCTGTTTATAATAAGTTGACAATTACCGCTGATATTACACCTATCCAAGATGAAGTGGATTTACACGATGATGATGAAGACTGGCTTTATTATTCAGGCTGGATTTTATCGGAAGTTGCCTTACAAAATAAACATAAAGAATCGGCGATTATAGCGGTACACGACAACGAGGAAGTCGCTAGAAAGATAGTCCCTAACGCGAATGAGTATTCGATTGGCGGGCTTGTTAATCGGGGCGCTCCATTGCAACTATTGCCGCGAATGTTTAGTCAGAATGACGTTTACGAAAACATTATTCCCGGCACGATGGCCTGGAGCGAGGATGTTCACTCATATACCCCTTATGTATGGCGTGAATGGAATGTCGAACCTGAAGACTGTTTTCCGACCATGCGGGACAAAGGATCGTTAGCGGTACGGGATACGGATCACGCCATAGCATCAGTCAGCGATGAGAGTTTGATTGGTAATATAGGCGCTCCCTGTGTCAATGCGACAGTTGAAAGGTCGAAACAAAACATCAATATGGCGCTGTTCGATGGAGTTAGCTATCAACTGGAATCAGAACTTCTAACCACACTGAACGATGCCAAAGAAGAAGATGCCCCTACTGTAGTCTTTAAGGACGAATTCAATTTTCGTCCGGTCAGGGTGATTTGACGGCGTGGCTGGCGCGATTTTCGAGGAATTTTAGATGACTTTACTGGAACTGATTGACGATTTTCGGCTGCGCACTGATGATTTGGGCGGCGATGCAGGCACGATTCCGGTAGGCAATACTTATTATTGGGAAGCGGCGGATTCGGGATGCCTCTGGAAAAATCGGGAGGTAGTAAACTTTTTCAACTGGGCGCATCGGGAAATCGCCCTGCGTCGGCCTTATCGGGATAGCACCACCGCTGCAATCTGCACGATCACTGTCGCCGATGGCACGACGGACTACACGCTGGACAACCGGATTCTGAGTATTGAAGATGTGGTCTTAGCGTCTACCGGGAAGTCGCTGCAAAAAACCACCGTGCGCGACTTGCGGCAATGGGCGGTTGGAGCGATGAATCCGACCGGGATTGATGCGTGGAAGACCACGACTGGAACGCCGCTTTATTATTGCGAAGACGCCGAACCGGGGAAGATCACCCTGGTTCCGGTGCCGCTGATTGATGATTCGCTGCTGTTGGCGGTCTACCGTCTGCCGCTGGCGCAATTTATCTTCGATAAGCGCGGAGCCAGCACCAGTGTTGTTCTGTCGTATCGGGATGATGTACTGACTGAGCCGCACAGTCTGTTACAGGAAACACTGGTGCAAGGCGCAATGGCGCGGGCTTATCAGAAGCGCGATGCGGATACCTATGATCCCCGCCATGCCGCGTTTCACGAAAACCAGTTCAACCAGATGGCCGGCCCGCCCGTGGATTACGCGACCCTTGAAGCGCGGCGCTGGAATGCGAATCTGGATACCACCATCCGATCAATCCCGTATGTCAACACTCGACGGGTCGGATCGTGGATGGATGATTAGTGTAGAAATTGGTTGAAGTCTCCGCGAATATCGTGTATTTTCGGTAAATTGAGAAAGCTGTCGTCTATAGCGAGGGTATCGTGGTCAATAATGTGACGCCTAACAAAGTGATTGATGACGAGTTGCCGGGGTATTTGGAGATGTTGCTGGCTATTGATCGTGGCGATTGGCCGCATACGATGGACGCCGTAAAATGGGCTGATGAATTTTTAAAACAATATCCGTCGTTTGATTATGAAACGGCAGTAGCATGGTTCGCCAACGCAATCATGGCCGGGTATGATACGGCAATGATGCGTTCTGAAAAGTTGAAGTCTCCGCAGATATGATGTAGATTCGGCAAATTGAGAAAGCTGTCAAACCTAACGGAGAGAATACCATGAGTTACATAATTACTGCCGAAGTTGACACGAGAGAGGAGATCAACCAAGGCGGCGACCGATCCAAGGTTAAGGCCAGGACTCTTAGTGAGGGAAATGGCGTTATCACCTTCTATGTGAAAGGTGATTTTATGCAGAATCAGGCATTGGTGCTTGGCTTGTGCAAAGACTTGGTTGATGCTGGATTTATCGAGTTCAAGATTGGGCATAGTTACTGATTTGAAACCCACCATGCCAGTAGCTTAGTAACGGTTCCCCGCCCTAAAGGGCGAGGCTTTCCACTGCACCAGGGACACACTGATGCGCGAACATTGGCTTTGTTACGGTAGCCTTGCTCCCGATGTTGAGAGCGGCGTTGCAGTCTGCGTTGGCTTGGTGGGGGCATTCTCCATAAATATGCTTAGCCATATTGCAGTTATAGCAAAGAGTTTGATACCCATCAGGAAATTTACTCGATCTAAGCCATGCCCAAAACCTTTTTCCTCCTTCTTGTTTGCCAAATATCTCCTTCCGATGCTTATTACCTCCGCCATTGATATGATCAATAGTAAGAAATTCATTACGATGCTCTCCACAACACGCGCAAGATTTTCCGTAGTGTTCAAATACATCCTCTCTAACTTTATCATAGTATTTTTTATCTCTACGATTCAAAACTGGCTTTGCCTTCTCGGATTTAGCCCATTTAGATTGCTGTTCGCTTCTTCTTTGATAAACGTCTGGTTTTTTACACCATGCGTTATGCTTATCTCTACATTCCTTGCATATATAAAATTCATCTTCTCTTTTTTTACCGCATCTCGTACACAACCCATTACGTTTACGTTCTTGTCGCCTTGCGGTTTGCTGTTCGTTGGTCAGCATAATTCTATCCTCGGTATGTTGTATGAAAAATTATAACATACATACAGAATACTTTCAAAAAACTTATGTCCAGAAATACCAAAAGGCTGACCGCGCTTCGCACGGTTCGCTATCCCTCCCCGGCGTAAACGCCGGGGTATCTCGCGGAGATTCTGATGAATGGTATCGGCCTGTTTTGTCGTCAATAGTGGAGATTAGTATGATCAATGATGTGACGCCTAACAAATCGGTTGAGGAAGATGTAGCTCTCGCTGGATTTGGGGTAAAGGGCGCGGCTGATTTAAGCGCCATTGAAGCCTTCCATTTAAAGATGGACTTTACCAACAACACAGTCACGTTGCTCTACAATCCAAAATTGATGATGCACCGCCATGATTATGATGAGTTAGATGCTCCTGCATACCAACGCTGTTTAGAGCATATTAAGCGGCGCATTGACTGGTGTGTGAGAAAGAGCGCAGGCGAAGAACCTAATTTTGACGATTACGAAATCTAACAAACACCCACCCGCTTCGGCGGGTTTTTTAATGACTGAGATTAAGGAGGCCGCGATGCCCTCTAATGATTATTGGACACAAATTATGGGCGCAACGCCGACCAACCAGCCGACCACATCCCCGTCTCTTCCTACTTCTCCGGTAGCCGATGTTAGGCGTGAACAGCAAACACTAGGCTCTGGCACTAATGGACAGACCAACAGCTACGGCAATGATATGACTCTTGCCAACCAGATGAACGCGCAAGCGGCGAAGATGCGCCAAGTGAATGCCCCGACCTCCGCCCTTCCCACGCCCGGAAGCTCTGGCAGCGTCCCATCCGCCCCGTCTTACAACCCGTTCAGCCGTCCGACCGATGGGGCCGGTGATGCTGCGGGCCGCGCTTCGCAGTACGACAATTTGATGCGGGAAGCGGCGGATAGCAGCGGCCTCACCAAAGCGCAACGTGAAGCCAAGATTCAGGCCGCTCAGGGCTTGATGATGCCCGGACTGTCGCAGATGAAGCAGCAGGGCGATGACTACGCGCAACAGATGAACGCGCTGAACGCCGGATCGTTGCCCGCGATGTTTGGTGGTCAGAACAGCGGAATCAGCCCGGATGTGCTGAAAGGGCTGTTCAGCATGTTCCAGACGAATCCGACGCCCGCAGCAACGCCCGCCGTTCCAGCGCAGCCTGAACCTGCAAAGACCGTCGCTGCGGTGAATCCAACTCAAACTGACAAGTACAACCAAGCGTCCAGCATTTTCGGTTCGATGCGTGGGATTGGTTAAGGAGAAGGACGATGGCTACTCAAAACGAGCAACAGCAGAGTTGGCTTGGGAAAGTCCAGGATTTTTTCAACAAAACCAATAACGTGACTGTTCCGGTAACTCCGTACACTCAAGCGGCGATTAACGGAACTGCTGAAAATCCAGTAAGTAACATTATTGACAGTACGGTAGCCAAACCTTTTTTGGATATAAAGAACGACTGCAACAAAGCGGGTGGCGGCGGGGTTGGGGTAGGCTCTGCTATTCGTGGCGGGCTTGATCGCTATACCGACTATGTTTCAAGAAATGTTATTGAACCTTTTTTAACCAGTGCAAATAATGTCGCTAACTATTCAGGAGAAGCCGTATCGGGGTTTTCTTCAGGATTAGCAAAAGGCCCGGAACAGGCCGCCCGTGATTTTCAGGCGCAACAAGCTGCCAACCATTCCGACGCTGCTGTTGGCGATCCAGGGAGTCCCAAAGCCCCGTTGCCAGCCGCAGAGACGAACGGAGCCTTGTCTTATCTTGGCGATCCGGCACTGCCATCAAAGGCTCCAGGGCAATCAGCCGCCGAAACCAACGGAGCTTTGTCTTATCTAGGCAACAAGTCAGTTGAGGCGGGGTTAGCGAACCGAACTAAAGGTGCTGATTTAGTCGCTAACCAAGGATTTACCCAAGTCGATAACCTTCAGGCAGCGCCCGGAAACTATAAGGGAAATCCCTTTTTCCGCAAGACGACTGACCTTGGTAACGGCATGGAAGAATACAAGGTGGAAATTCCGGGCAAGGGCTGGATGACTGGTGTTCGCAAGTCCGACCCCAACCGCCAGCAAGGAACTTTCAGCGTCACCCCCGGCCTGTCCGATGCCGAACGCCAGCAGGTTGCGCAGATCGACGCGAACCAAGCCCGTCAAGCCGCGTATGGGGTTAGCCGCAAGACCGGCGAACTGTACGATGCCGCACAGCAGCACCAGCAACA